CAAGTTCCATATCATCGTGGACCCCGCCTGCAAGGATGTAAGCCGCCTGCGGTTTGTGAGTTTTGACCCCGACGCATTCATCACCGCCAAAAATGTGCAGGTGTTCAAGACCTACTTACCAAAGGTCAAGGCCGCACCGGTCCCTAAGTTCTATCCACACGGCGAACACGATGTCGAACACATCCTCCAACAACTCGAAGCCAAGCGCATTGACCTTACGGATTCCTATGCGGATTGGGTCAAGATTGGATTTGCTATTGCTGCAAAGTACCATGAGTCGGGGGCCGACCTTTTCCATCGGGTTTCGGCACTATCCCCAAAGTACAACCCCGAAGCATGCGACCGCAAGTACAAGCAACTCTGCCAGTCCAAGCAGAACCAGGTGTCGTTCGCCTCATTCATGTGGCTGGCCAAGAACGCAGGGGTTGAGATTCAAACCAAGCAAACCAAGCACATCGTGTCAACCGCTAAGTCCCACCGCATGCGGGTCGGGACCAACGGAGGACCGAAGGACATCAACGCAGCCAGCGAAACTGCAATCCGGATTCTTCGAGAGATTGACCAAATAAATGTGGAGCAGTTGGAAGAAATCGTTGCCAACACCATGGCTCTTGATACTACGGAACTGAAATCCGCTGACACCGAGGACACTCCGCTAAAGCAAATCAAGGCTTACTTGAGGTCTTTTGACCTAAAGCGCAATGAGGTAACCCGTTGTATTGAACTGAAAGGCGAACCCATCACCGACGTTGACATCAACGATTTGTTTACGGACTGCTTGGAGCAGTTTGGCAAGAAGGAGGTCAACATGCAGTTAATCAACTCAATCATTGATTCGAGCCATACCCCGACGTACAACCCCTTCATGCAGTTCTTCGCCAAGAACGGACACCGGACCCCGACTGGATGCATCAAAGCCCTGACCGACACCATCGTTGCCACAAATGTGGAACACGCATTCATGCAACTGTGCATTTACAAGTGGCTCTGCTCGGTTGTTGCAAGCATGCACGGGGAATATTCGTTGTCCATCTTGGTCTTGTGCGGCGACCAAGGCATCGGCAAGACGAACTTTTTCCGCAACTTGCTCCCATCGGAACTGCGGTCCTACTACGGGGAATCCAAACTGGATGCCGGGAAGGATGACGAAATTCTCATGTGCAAGAAGATTATCCTCTGCGATGACGAGTTCGGCGGCAAATCCAAGCAGGAGGCCAAAAAGTTAAAGGAATTATCCTCCAAGCAGACCTTCAGCATCCGCAAGCCCTACGGACGGGTCCACGAAGAACTGACCAGGTATGCGGTGCTTTGTGGAACATCGAACGACGAGGAAGTCATCAACGACCTTACCGGGAACCGTAGGATTCTGCCCATTGTGGTGGGTCACATTGATTGGGATGCCTATGCAGCCATCGATAAGACGGACTTGTTCATTGAAGCCTACCACTCCTACAAGACCAACGGAGCCGATGCTTGGCAATTATCCAAGGCCGAAATCACCATGCTGAACGAAAAGACCATAAACAACGTCCAGCCAGCGGTTGAAAAGGAATTGCTATTCAACTATTTTGAGATGCCAAACGAAAAGAAACAAGGGCATCGGAGCGGAGTGGCTGACCAACTCGGAAATCAAAAACATCCTTGAATCCTACACCGAGCAAAAAATCAACCCGAACAAACTTGGGGCTGTTCTAAAGTCCATTGGCTGCAAAAAAAGTGAGCCGAGCCGAGCGAAACAACCGAGGATGCTACTACATAGTCACTAAATCAAATAGTAGTAACTATTCGCAAGGCGGTGATAATAAGCGACATCCGTACTGACATAGTCACATAGTCACTAAAAATGCGATTTTCCTTTAAGCAATATATATGTGTGTGCGTGTGCGTGTGTGCGTGTATGTATATATACTCTATAGAAAAGTAGTGAATGTAGTGACTATGTGACTATAAGTGGCCCCCACGATATCAAAAACGCAGATTTTAATAGTCACTACCAACCTTTCGCAGTAACTATCAGTAACTATGTTAAGACCCTACCAAACCAAAGCCATTGACCTCATGCGGACAAGTATCGCAGCGGGCAAGAAACGAGTCATCCTCTGCGCCCCAACTGGAAGCGGCAAGACCGTTATGTTCACCTACATGGTCGCAAGGGCATTGGAACGAGGCAAGCAAGCCATCATCTTCACGGACCGAGTGGAACTGCTGAAACAATCCAACGGTTCCCTTGACCTGTTTGGAATTAAGCCAACGCTCATTGAAGCCAGCAAGACACGGCTGGATGTTTCGGGAAATTGCTTCATAGCCATGGCCCAAACCTTCAGCCGTAGGAAGGATGCCATAGAATACACGGACCTGCTCAATCGGATGGACCTGGTCATCATTGACGAGGCCCACAAGCAGACCTTCAACCCATTGCTGCCCTACATAAACCCCAAGGCCGTGGTCATTGGAGCCACCGCAACGCCGCTGCGCCGTGGGAACCAAGAGTGCCTTTCCAAGTTCTACCAAGCCCTCCACAACCCGGTGCAGGTACAGGAACTGATTGACCAAGGGTTTCTTGCTAAACCAATTACATACGGCATACCACAAGACCTATCAGGTGTTCGCATGAAGGGAAGCGACTACGATACCGAGCAGATGGCTCAACTATATAGTGAGCGTCAAGTATATGATGGCGTTGTTGAAAATTACACCAAGATTTGCAAAGGCAAGAAAGCAATTCTCTTTGCCAGCAACATTGCCTCAAGCAAGGAGGTATGCGATGCTTTGCAATATGCTGGACATAATGCCCGGCACGTTGATGGAGAAATGCCTAAATTTATGCGGGCCGATATAATACAATGGTTCAAACAAACGCCCGATGCTATCCTGTGCAACTGCGACTTGATGACCACGGGTTTTGACGAGCCGACCATTGAGGTGGTAATCCTGTACCGGGCAACCGCAAGCCTGCCCCTATTCATGCAGATGGTGGGCCGTGGTTCCAGGGTAACCCCAACCAAGAAGGAGTTCACCATCCTTGACTTTGGAAATAATGTAAAAGAACACGGGTTTTGGGAAGATAATCGTGAATGGTCGCTGAAGAAGAAACGCAAACGGCAATCCGCCGGGGTTGGTGCGGCCAAGAACTGCAAGGGGTGCGATGCTCTTATTCCTATTGCCGTGATGGTCTGCCCGCATTGCGGTTTTGAATATGAGTCAAAACCAAAAGAAACAGTCGAAACCGTTACCCTGCGCCTGATGACTAAAGCCCAAGGAATGGAAATGGCTAAGACCAGCACGATGTACCAAAAGGCACAACTGGCCAAGGCCAAAGTAATTTCGCCGTTCTGGGTGTTGCACAACCAATGCAAGAGCAAAGCCGAAGCCTTGGAGTTTATCGCCTACATGGGATACAAGCCGGGATGGGTGCATTACAATAAAAGCCGATTTAAAATTCTACAATAATGAGCGAGTTCAAGATTCAAGCCGAGTGTTTCCAATGGCACTGGAACAACTTCCCCGACCAGCGGGGCCGATTGTTTACAGTAAACAACAACGCACCGTCTGCCTATGCTGGAAGTGTGATGAAGGCCATGGGCGTGGTTGCGGGGGTCAGCGATATGATATACCTGTCGAACAAGGGAGCCGTGTTCTTGGAGTTCAAGGACGAGCGAGGCAGGCAATCCCTCTCCCAAAAGTGGTGGCAGGGGGTCGTGGAGGCAGTTGGCTACAAATATGTAGTCATCCGAAGCGTGGAAGATTTCCAACGGGTGTTGGTTGAATGTGGGTAGAGTGTTTATATCTTTGGACCATGCGCCGCATACTGCTCCTTCTGCTCCTGACCGCCTGCACCAACAACCGCCCTTGGACGGTTATTGAGGTACGGCCCAAGGGGGATGCCTGCGAGTATGTGCTGAGCCGAAGCAACGGATTCGGCCCGCAGGTAAAAATCAAGACCGATAAATGCGGTAAGTACACACTTTTCCAAACCATAAACCCCTAACCCATGAAAACCTTTAAAGAGTACCTCAAATCCGTTAATGCCTGCCAGACTGCCATTGATTGGGCAGGCGATAAACCCGTTGAACAAGTTGTAGCCGAGTGTCATCGTGGCGATTGGTTGCTATGGCTTGCGCAAAAATGCGGTGTCGAATTGCAACCGCTGACCCTTGCGAAGGGGCATTGCGCCAACACGGTGCGGCACTTGATGACTGATGAACGCAGTACGAGGGCCGTCGATGTAGCCATTGCATTTGGTGAAGGCAGAGCTACGAGAGAGGAATTGGATGCCGCCGCCCGTGCCGCCTATGCCGCCGCCCGTGCCGCCCGTGCCGCCGCCGATGCCGCCGATGCCGCCGCCGATGCCGCCTATGCCGCCTATGCCGCCGCCTATGCCGCCTATGCCGCCTCTGCCGCCGCCGATGCCGCCGCCGATGCCGCCGCCTATGCCGCCTATGCCGCCGCCGATGCCGCCTATGCCGCCTCTGCCGCCGCCCGTGCCGCCGCCTATGCCGCCAACCAACACGCAACCGCTGACATCTGCCGAAAGTATATCGGTGAGTTAATTATTCAGAAAGTAACCCAAACCCCTAACCCATGAAACCAACCCCCACCGATTTTCGCCGCTGGCAAATTCACATCCGTAAGGAGTGCGTGTCTTGCAGCAAGCCCGACCGCTCCGAAACCATTTCTCCGTGGAAAGTGAACTGGACCCTACTCGGTCGCATCCTCCAAGCCAAAAACGCCTGACCATGAACGCAATAGATAAATTTTACGAACTTGCTGAAGCGATAGGTTTGAACATAAACTACGTGATGGGATATTCGGTGGCCGATAAATTTGTGGAGTCGTTTACACAGCATATAAAGTCAAGCCTATGGATACGCCCCCCAAGACCAAATGCCCGATGGTGGCAAACCTGTGCTGATTACTGACAACGAAGGACTGCAAGTCGTTGCTTGGTATGTTGCAGACCGTAAGATGTGGTACTCCGAGAACCACTCTTGGTTCACCAGCGAAGTCCTTTATTGGATGCCCATCCCCGAAATTGTTTAAGCCATGACTAACTTGTTCGATGTTTTGTCATTTCTTACAAAACAAAAATTACAAATAGCCCTTTATACTGGATTTCAGGATGTTTGCGGAGGGTATGGTTGGCATGTAAAACTTCGCATCGAAGTGCGCAAATGTGTTGAATATTGTTCAAAATGTAGAAATAAGTATGGAGTTGATTACAAAGATGACTTTAACGGATTTCATCATCGCCATGCTCATAGGCAAGAATATCCAATAATTTATGATAAAACATTTATAACCCTTGGCGACAACGAAGACGCTATTTGTAAAGATTTATTGAGCCTAATTTCCACCCCATGACCCCAGCCCTCATCCACCACCTTGTTGACACCACGGCCGCCATCTTCGGCATCACCCCCGAACAGGTGCGGTCCCCGTCACGGGAACGGCCCTGCGTCATTGCTCGGAACATCGTGGCCGACATCGCCTACAACGAATACCTATTCACCTTCATGGCTATCGGCAAGGAACTCAACCGCCACTATAGCACAATTATTATAAACTTGGAATCCTTCCACGCCGATTGCAAAGCGAAGCCCCAACTCCGTTACCTTCGGAGGCAAGTTTTCAACAACGCCCAAGAGTATTTGCAGACCGCCGAGGGGGCTTATATTACTGATACTCTGCAACTTCCACCCACCGAATAGCCCGAAACCGCTATCACGCCCAAGGGGTCGGCCTAACCGCTGACCCTTTTTTTTTGCAATCTTTGTGCATGGCATCCGCAGACACCATCATCCTCGACCTCTATCGCACGGGCGAAATCCGAAAGGCTTGCCTCACCATCACAGGAGGCGACCCGCTTTGGAGGGACTTGGAGCAGGAGTGCGTCCTTATTCTGCTGGAGAAAGACCCCGCCAAGATTCTGCAAATCCACGAGCAGGGTTACTTCAAGTTCTATGTGGTCCGCCTGCTGCTGAACCTCTACCGAGGCAAGAACAACCAGTTTGCTCAAAAGTACCGTCATCACGACCTGCTCGAAGAACTGGACCCCGATTCACCCATCCCCCAGTCCGAGTATGATTCCCTCATGGACGACCTTTGGGCCATCGCTGAGGCGGAGATGGACACTTGGGCCAAGGACGGGGCGTTCCCGTACGACAAGGAACTGCTACGCCTGCACCTACGGACGGGGAACATGAAGAAACTATCCCGTGACACAGGCATCCCGTACCGCTCAATAATCTATTCCATCGACCAAGCCAAGGCCAAAATCAAGGCCGCAATCCAAAACCATGGACACGCTGATATTTCCCCTGCTGATAAGTAGCCTCACCGCCCTTGCCATTGCCGAGTACCATGTCCTGCCGCAGGCTTGGTACAAGACCTGGTTCGCAAGGCACAAGCCGTTCTCCTGCGTCACCTGCCTGACCTTTTGGGTGGCGGTGGCCCTGACCCTGCCCACCTGCGGTTGGGTTCTCGCTCCCGTTTACGGCCTTGCCTCGGCGGGGTTAACCGTTGTCATCCTCCAAGCCACGAACCGATGACCCAAGACGAGTACCTACTTGCCCAGAAGCACCGCCACTATTGGGACCAATACCAAGCGGCCCTGTTCATGCGCCTATCCCCCGAAGCGGTTCATGACTTGCAAACAATCTTGGTAGCCCACGGCAGGCCCAACACAAATTGGTGGTGTGCGGACTGCGTAAAATCGGCGCTTCAATACATTTACCAAGAGGCGGACCAGTTCGCCGAAGCCAACCAGCAGACCGTTACCCATGCCCTCAACCAAAGCCCCCAACGATGAGGCCCAAGTCCAAGCCCGCATGGATTCGCTGATGATGGTCATCACGACCCTCTGCGACTGCATTGGTGCGGTGGATGAATCCAACTCGCCCAACGCCTTTGCGGTGAAGATGAAAATCGTGGACAAGATTGACGAATTGATTGATAAAATCGAATACTGATGCACCCAACGAGGATATTCAAGACCCCCGAAGACCTTGGGAAAGCATGGGCCGCCTTCAAGGAGGATGTGAAGGTCCAAGGCGAACAATGGAAGCGGGTGCAGTATGTCGGGAAGGATGGGTTAAAGAAGGAAGACCCCGCAAAAGTGCCGCTGACCTTGGAAGGGTTCAAGCGGTTTTGTCGCAATAATTACGGGGAGGTTCAGCACTATTTTGAGAACAAAGAGGGTTACTACGAGGAGTTCGGTGGTATCTGCCGTGCGATTCGGGAAGAAATCCGAGAAGACCAAATCATTGGTGGCCTGCTCTCGTTTTACAACCCATCCATCACCCAGCGGTTGAACGGTCTTGTAGAAAAGCAGGAAACGAGTATCACGATTGAGCAACCCCTCTTCGGGGATGGACTTTAAGTACACCACCGCTATCAAGAAGATTCGGGCGATGACCGCTCGGAAGAAGGTGATACAAGGCGGGACAAGTGCGTCCAAAACCTTCGGCATCCTTGCGGTCCTGATTGACCATGCCGCCCGCCATCCCAAGTCGGAGATTTCCGTGGTCAGCGAATCCGTGCCTCATCTACGGAGGGGAGCGATTAAGGACTTCGCCAAGATTATGCAATGGACCCATCGTTGGGTTCCCGACCGCTGGAACAAGACCCTGCTCCAGTACAACTTCGCCAACGGGTCCACGATTGAGTTTTTCTCGGCGGATTCCGAGGCACGGCTCCGTGGGGCAAGGAGGCAGGTACTTTACATCAACGAAGCGAACAACATCGACTTCGATTCGTACTACCAGTTGGCGATTCGTACCAGCCAAGAAATCTACATCGACTTCAACCCCACCCACGAGTTTTGGGCGCACACGGAAGTCCTCCCCGAAGCGGATGCGGAGTTCCTTATCCTTACCTATCAGGACAACGAGGCCCTGCCTGATACGATTCGAAACGATATTGAACTAAACCGAGCCAAAGCCGAAACCTCCGCCTATTGGGCGAACTGGTGGAAGGTGTACGGTCTTGGTCAAGTCGGGACGCTCCAAGGTGCGATATACGAGGACTTCGAGGTGGTGGAGGGTATAGACCCATCCACGATGAAATTCGTTGCCTACGGGCTTGATTGGGGCTTCAGCAACGACCCCACGGCATTGGTGGCCGTGTACCGCAGGGGGGATGACCTTTTCGTGCATGAACTGCTGTACAACCGTGGCCTCACCAACTCCGATATTGCCGCCAAGTTGAAAGAGTTCGGCATAACCCGTGCTTGGGAGATTGTGGCTGATTCGGCAGAGCCAAAGAGCATCGAGGAAATCTATCGCATGGGCTTCAACATCAAGCCTGCAAGCAAAGGGCCCGATAGCGTCAGGCAGGGGATTGACATCGTCAAGCGGTTCAACCTTCACATCACCAAGGATTCGGTCAACTTGATTAAGGAACTCCGCAGTTACACTTGGGCCACGGATAAGGACGGCAAGGACACAGGGGTTCCGATAGATTCCTACAACCACGCCTGCGATGCCCTGCGTTATGTGGCTCTCAACAAATTGGCGGTCAGTAACTCGGGAAGGTATCTTGTGGTGTAACTTTGGGGCATGAACCTCGAATCCATACTTGACCTCGCCTTGGCCGTCGGTCGGGTTGTGCTGGCCTTGGTCTTCATAGCCTGCATCTTAACCCTACTTTTTACGCAATGAAACTCATCCACTACTACCACATTTATTGCGGCGGAGGCGGGCAATGGCAGTTAATCATGCACCAACACATGATGGCCCTGTGCAACTACGGACTCATTGAACAACTCGACGAGATTCGGGTCGGCATCGTTGGGCCGCCTGACCAGCGAAAGGCGGTCAAGGATATCTTGGAGAACTCGCTTGTGGCGGCAAAGATTAAAGTCGTGGTCACTCGCACCAACGCATGGGAGCAGGCGACGCTCACCGAGATGTACCGGGCAAGCCAAACCGAGGATGCGGCTTACCTGTACGCTCACACCAAGGGCAGTTCCGACCCAAGCCTGATAAACCAACTTTGGTGCAGGTCTATGATATTCTTCAATATCGTCGCTTGGGAGCGGTGTCTTGCCGAACTGCAGAACGTGGATGCCGTTGGAGCCTATTGGCTGACCAAGGAAGAGTTCCCGCAGATTGCTGACCACAACAACCCCGACGGCTATCCCTATTTCGCAGGCACGTTCTGGTGGGCCAAGTCATCGCATATCCGCAAACTTGGCGAACCTGTGAGGGAACACCGCTGGCAGGCCGAGCATTGGATAGGCAAGGCCGAGGGGATGACCGTCTACAACTCCTGTAAAGGGTGGCCTGCACCCGATAAGTTCGTCATTACGTTTTAGCCATGCTCATCAACATCGTTACCCCATGTAGCAGGCCCGAAAATCTAAAGGCTATTGCCGAATCCATCAACATCCCAAGCAGGCACTACCGTTGGATTGTCGTACACGATGCCGATGAGTTTCCCGATATGGAAACCCCTAAGCAGGCCGAACAACACCTGTATCGTGAGGAAGGCAGCACGGCGGGGCATGGTCAGCGCAACTTCGCCAACAGATTGATTGCAGACGGCTATGTCTTGCAACTGGACGACGATACTATTCTGCACCCCGACTTTTGGGAAGCAGTCAAGGACTGCGAAGAAGACATCGTGAGTTGGGCGCAAGTTTGGTCCAATGGCGAACACCGATTGGCCGCTGGCAATTATTGGGTTGGCAGCATTGATTCGGGGTCGTATATGGTTAAGCGTTCCGTTATTGGCGACCTCCAATGGCAGGCAGGCCGATATGATGCTGATGGATATTTTGCCCAGCAAGTTGTTACAAGAACATCAAGCCAACGAAGGATTGAACGATATTTGTCCTATTACAACTACCTACGCCCATGAACTACAAAGAACGCATTGCAGAACTATTGCAGACCCCAAGGGTCTATTGGACCGCCTTGGAGAACGAGAACAAGGTGGACGGCCTTGTTGACCTTTGCAAAAACTACATCAAGCCAACGGACCACGGCGTTGAGGTGGGATGCTTTTCGGGTGTGAGCAGCAGAGCGATTGCCCTGCATTGTGGCCTTCTGCATTGCGTTGACCCTTGGTCTTGGGGTGCAGTAGCACAAGCCGAGCAGATGTTTGACGCTATGCTTCCCGACTATCCGAACATCGTCAAGGTCAAGTTGCCGAGCGTCCAAGCGGCGGGGCAGTTACGCTGACCATTCCCTTGACTTTGTTTACATTGACGCAGACCACGCCTACGCCTCGGTGGTGGAGGACATCACCGCATGGAAGAACAAGGTCAAGCAAGGCGGGTTTATAGCGGGCCACGATTCGTATATGCCCGAAGTATTGCAGGCGGTTCGGGACTGTCTTGGCGAACCCGACCACTTTTTCACGGACACCAGTTGGCTCGTTAAACTATGAAACTCCAAGACCTCACCATCGACCAGTTCCAACGCATCGCTGCGNTGGAGTTTAGCCCCGTCCTGACCGANTANGACAAGCGTGCAGGGGTCGTTGCAATCGTTGAGGGGGTGGATATATCGCTCGTGCGAGAAATGCCCGCCAAGGGGCTTACTAAGCGTTACAAGACGATTATCGCAGAGTGGAACGAGTTACCCACGCTCGCTTACAGGAGGCGGTTCAAAGCGGGAGGCAAGTGGTGGATTCCGACGGTGTTCACCGATGAACTCACGGCGGGGCAACTCATTGACCTCATGGACACCGATACCACGGACGAGAAGAAGTTGGTCCAAAACCTGCACCGCATCATGGCTACGCTATGCAGGGAGGGCGGATTCCTCGGTTACTTCCCGAAGAAATACGACGGGGCATCCCACCAAGAGCGGGCCGAACTGTTCAAAGCCCACGCCAAGATTGGCGATGTTTGGGGGGTGGTCTAGTTTTTTTTGCTAAGTTCCGAAAGTTACTTGAAAGTTTTGAGCGACTATTCTCGTCACCTGACGAAGGGGATGCAGGGCCAGTAACGAACCCCCTCGCCGGCTACGGTTGGCTGATGGTGGTGTGGAGGATGGCCAACAAAGATGTGCTGAAATTTGATGCCATCTTCGCAATGAAAGCGGTGGAGTTCTTGAACTACGCCCTGCTTATACACGATATTTTGGAAGCCGAACGCCAAGAGGCAGAGCGCATGAGGCGCAGGTAGGACACTATTTGCGTGGCTGGACATTTACCAGCATGGAGTTTGATGTATTTGTCGGCGGGTCAGGCAAGAAACTGACCGACTTGCAGAAGGAAGCCTTGGCTGACTTCGGTGTGAGCCTTGCCGATGGAGCGATTGAGAACAAGTCCTACGCATTGGTCACTAAGTGGCTGGAGGGTGTGGTCAGGCTCGCCAAGCAGAACCTCGCAAACGCCAACGCCATTGCCAGCAACGCCCTTGCTCAGAGTATAACCGTTGAGCCTATTACCCTGACCGATTCCTCCTTTGTCGTGGCTATCAAGGCCAACGATTACTGGAAGTTCGTGGACCTCGGTGTGAAGGGAACGCAGAAGAGCAACCGTGCGCCAAATAGCCCGTTCCGATTCAAAGGCAACCCGATCCCGATCCGACCCATCCAAGAGTGGATCGCATTCAAGGGGATCCCGTTGCAGGGCAGGGATAAGCAGGCCGCCAACCGTTCCTTCGCCATCAACATCGCCCGCAAAATCAGCAGGGAAGGCTTACGGGCCACCAATTTCATGAGCAACGCAGCCACCAAGGAAATGGTGGATGTGCTAACCGAAAACATCGCCGAAGTCCTCGGCAAATCCATCAGCGTCGCAACCGTCCGATAACCCATGTCCATATTCGTACTATCCGGGTCGCCCCTCGTAGCGACCCCTGTTTACAACAAGATGCTCTACAAGGTCAGCGGCTCGCTGATTGCACAACCTAATTACCGCTATGTCTGCGATGTCAAGAACCCCGCAGGCACGACGCTGGCACGGCTGAAATGCGACAAACTGCCGACGACCAACTTCGGATTCTTCGATGTGCAGAAGGTCGTGGAAACCCTCGTAGCCCCGACCGCCCCATCGTTGACGCAGACGGGCTTCGTGGAGCATTCGGGGTTTTATTCGGGGTATCGGTTGGACTTCACGCAGGAGTACGGGAACACCCCCGTCGTCACGGGAGCGACCACGACGGTCAGCGGGGTGATGGCCTTTGCGGGGAACCTGGAGCAGTTGGAGTTGGCTGGGTGGAACCTTGGGACATTCTTTAAATTTCAAGATATTTTTTCGGGTGTGCGTCCATTAACAACGCAAGAACGATTCACGGTTTACAAAGGGGGCAGCAACTTCCTTGCTATAAATGGCACAAAGTATAGCGCATTTTTGCCTGGTGATTCATGGCTTGTTTCAGCACGGGTCGCTTACAAGTCCGTCAACTACGACTTTGCAGTTACCCCAAACCTTTCGGGAACTACGGATTTTAATATCCAACGCTTTGCTTGCGGACCTGGACAACTATCGGGCAGCATTCCCGCATTCAGCGGAGCGGTTGAGGGCGATTTCTACACGGTGCGGTTTGTATCCGATTTAGCCAGTCAGTCCGACACAACCACCTTCACCTTCGGCCCCTGCCAGCGGTTTGATTCCATCCCCGTTCACTTCGTCAACAAGTACGGCGGGATTGATTCCTACACCTTCACGATGAAGAACCGCAAGCGGGCCAACATCCAGCGGGAGGTCTTCGGGTACAATTCCGATGTGTACGCCACGACCACCTACAACAAGGTTTGGGCGGGTTCGTTTGATTACGTTTACGCACTTAATTCCGATTGGCTTACGGATGCAGAATCCGAGTGGCTCATTGAAATGGTTCGGAGCGGGTATGTGTGGTTGGAACTCGGCGGTCAACTTGTGGAAGCGGTGGTTAATGCCAACCAGTATCAATTTGTAACCAGACGGAACGACCGCCTCACGCAGTTGCAGATTGAGGTAGCCGTAGCCTACGATAATAACATCCTATGAGCGTAACCCTCATAGCCTACCCGACGACCAGTTTTGTCAACGACTTGGCGGCGTGGAACAACTTCAACACCCGTGCCGATGCGGATGGAGCAACCGCCAAGGAGGAAGCCTGCTTTGACTGCTTGTATGCGAGATTTGCACCCTTCAACGGGATGCCCGAACTCGCCTATGTGCTGGACACGATGGGCGGGACCGACATCGCCGTCACTTATTCCATTGGCGATATTGAGGATGTGACCAAGCAGCGGGGTAGTTTCAGCAAAACGATAACCCTCCCCAACACCCCGACCAATCGGGCGTGCTTTGCGTATGCCTACAACATCCAATCCTTTGTGGGCGGATTCCAACCGAACAAGCGCATCCGTGCCGCCATGTGGGAGGACGGGGTGCAGGTGTTTTCGGGCGTGCTGCAACTGCTTAGCATGAGCAAGACCAAGGGAACCGTCACCTACGAGGTGGGGTTGTTCACGGACAATGTGAGCCTGTTCAAAGCGATTGAGGGCAATATGCTCGTCAACACGGCGGGCGTTACAGGCATGAACCACACACCCACCAGCGGCCATGTGAGCGGCACTTGGACGGCATCGGGTAGCGCAAGCAGCGGGTATGTTTACGGGGTGGTAGATGCGGTTGGATTTAGCGACTTGACCCAAGGGAACCTGGTTGCAGGGTGGTGGCAGTTGGGGCCAAGCATCTATGTCAAAAAGATGGTGGACCTCATCTTCGCCCAAGCGGGATTTAGGTACTCGTCCAACTTCTTCAACTCGGTACTATTCAATAAACTGGTCATCCCCTACGCTGCGGGAACTATGCCTGTCAACCTATCGGGGTCCAATATCTTCGCCCAAGCCACGGGGAACACGGCAAATTTTATCAAGGGCGCAAACCAAACGCTCGCATTCCCGAAAGACACGCCTGCGCCGTTCTACGACCGCCCAGGGTATTGGGTCGCATCGTCCAGCACCTTCGTTGCTCCAGCACTCCCGACCCGTTGGAATGTGGATGTGACCTTGAATGTCAGCGGTTCAATTTCGTTTAGTGGGAGTATTCGTTGCAATATGTCAATCCGAAACATCACCAATTCAACGGATGTGTCGGTAATCAGCAACATTACCGCAAGAACTCAAAACCAGTTCACGGTCCGCTTTGAAAACATAACCATCCCCGCAGACATTACCGCCAATGTGGGGTTTGTCATTACCGCTGATACCGTTGTTGCGACCCAAAACTTTAGTGTCCTTTCGGGGGCAACGGTTCAATGGACCTGCCTTGAAAACCCCGTTGGGATTGGCGTGCTGGATATGCGGACGGCCCTGCCTGCCGATGTCAAGCAGAGCGACCTCTTGCAAGATTTGCAGAAGATGTTCAACCTCCAGTTCATGCCCGACCCGCAGGACCCAAAGTTGATTTATATTGAACCTTGGAAGGACTTCTACACTTCGGGCGTGGTGGATTGGTCGCAGAAATCCGACGAGAACGCAGAGCAGAACCTCACCAACGGCGACCCCAACGCCTACACCAACATCGTGTTCAAGTACAAGGACATGGGCGACTACCTGTCCAAAACCTATAAGCAGTCCTACCCGCTTGCAAGGGAAGGCTACGGGGGTCGAATCTTTAACACCTCCAACTTTTACGGCAAGGGGGACAAAGTAGTTGAAACTCTGTGCGGCACTCTTATCCCCGCATCGTTCGCCTCGGATAAGATTCTTGGCCGTACTTGGGATTTGGAAGGCACACGGTTGAGCGGAAGCATCAAGCCCCTGCAGACGGGCTATCGAATCGCCCAATACAACCGCATCACGGGTCAAACGCCTTGGCTCTATTGGTACGGTCTTGAAGAGGACGGCTTTGCTGCAACAACCCCGATAACCTCCCTGCCTTTCGTCAGCCACATTGACAACCCCTACGCCCCGAATGTGGACCTCACCTTCGGGCAACCAAGGTTGGTCTATTACAACGCCGTGAACGCAAGTGGGTCGCCGTACGCCTACACCAACAACAACCTCTACAACACCTACTGGCTCAACTACATCAACGAAACCGTATCACAGGAAGCCTTGCAGTTGGAACTCACGATGTTGCTATCCTCCGTGGACATTTACCAACTGGACTTCCGCAAGCCCGTGTATTACGGAGGCATCCGTTGGCGACTGCTGGAGATTCGGGACTACCTCGTAGGGCAGATGAAGCCGTGCCGAGTGACGCTTCGCCGCATCCTCAACCTGACCGAGTTTGCGGCAAAGTCCACCTCACCGCCAAGAAGCGACCCGTCGGGACTATTCAACGGCCCCATTGACACCGACCCTGTGGATCCAGGCTATGAAGCACCCGTAAACCCCGAACTACCCTCCGAAGGATAACCATGGCAGATGTAACCAAAGAAATAGTCCTCGAAGTAGGGCTTAAAGATTCCACCGCCGCTGGAACGACCAGCGCAAAGACCCGCCTGCGGGAACTGCAGAAAACCCTAGCGGACATGGCCCTCGCTGGCCAAGACGGGACGAAGGCGTTTCGTGACATGGAACGGGAGGCGGGAAAACTGAAAGACCAAATCGGGGACACCCAGCAGCGAATCAAGAACCTTGCCTCGGATACTCGCACCATTGACACCTTCGTCGGGGCCATCCAAGGTATCACTGCTGGCTTCCAAATCGCCCAGGGTGCAGCGGCTTTGTTTGGAGCGGAAGAAGAAGAATTGCAGAAGTCCTTAGTCAAGGTCCAAGCGGCCATGGCCCTCGCCAACGGGGTGCAACAGGTGGCCAACCTGCTGAACAAGGATTCCATCCTGATAACCCAAGGCCAAGCAGCGGCACAGGCACTCTACGCCGTGGCCGTTGGAACCAGCACAGGAGCGATGAAGGCCTTCCGCATCGCCCTCCTTGCAACAGGTATCGGTGCAGCAGTTGCGGCAATCGGGCTACTTATCGCCAAGTGGGACGAACTCACCGCAGCGGTCCGTCGGTTCTTGAACTTACCCGACCCGAAGCAACGGGCAGCGGAGCAAGCGCAGGCATTGAAGGACCAAGAGGTGCAGTTGGAGAAATACCGCAGCGCATACGAGGCCCATACCGACGGCCTCATCGCTGCTGACGCTAAACGCAAAGCCGCCCGTGACAAAGCCATTGCAGATCGGATCGCAGAGAATGAACGCCTCGCCATCCTTGCCGCTGCTGAACTCCAAGCGGAGGCCGATTCGGTCGCCTACGAGAAAGCGTTGTTGGACCAGCAGACCGCTGACTTCAACGCCTTTGCCGAAGCCTACTTTGCCGAAAGCGATGCCATCCTTGAACACGACCGCAAGAACGCCGAAGAACGCAAGGCCATTGAGAAAGCGGTTGCGGATTACAAGGAGCAGGTGACGGCGGATTCCCTTGCCGCCATCGGGCAGACGCTCGCAGCATTTGGAAACGAAAACAAGGGTTTGGCCATTGCGGCCTTGGCGATTGAGAAAGGTGCGGCGATTGCTAATGTCATCGTAAACCTTAACAAAGAAATGGCGGCCAATGCGGTTATGGCGGCGGCCAACCCAGCGAATGTCCTGACGGCTGGAGCGGCAGGCGTTGCACAACTCAAAGCGTTTAACACCATGGCCAAGATTCGTGCAGGCTTACGCATCGCAGCGATTACGGCGGCGGGCATTCAAGCAGGCAAGGCCATCACAAGCGGAGGGGAGTCAGGCGGTGCGCCATCCCCCGCTGGACCGATGCCTTCGGGTGCAGGTGGGGCTGCTGCTCCACCAATCTTTGCCAACCCCAACACCACCGACCTATCCGCATTTGGGAACGGTCAAGGCCAAGGGATGCAACCCATGCGGGCCTATGTGGTGGAGCGGGACATCCAGCAGACCACGAGCAGGGTACGGCGGTTGAGCGAATTTGCAACATTGGGGTAGTTCCTACATATCCCACCATGGAACTTCCCGTTTACCGAATGACCGTGGACGAAGTGGATGAAGGCGTGCAGTTTGTCGCCCTCGTTGATATGCCCGCCATTGAAAAGCCCTTCCAAGCCTTCGCCAAGACTCCGCAACGCTTTGCTGAAACGGGGGAACGCCGTGTGCTGACGGGGCCGCTCATGCTGGCAGATACTCCCATCTACCGCAAGGACGACACCTACGGGGAATACTATGTCGTATTCGACAAGGCCACCATCCGCAAGATTGTCCAAAAGTATTTCAAGCAAGGCAACCAGCACAATGTCAACGCTTACCACAACGCCGAACTTGACGGGGTCTTCATGTTTGAATCCTACATCACCGACGCAGAGCGGGGCATCCTTCCCCCGAAGGGATACGAGGACACCCCCGACGGCTCTTGGTTTGGGTCGTTCAAGGTCGAGAACGACGAGGTGTGGGAGAACCGTCACGCCTTCAAAGGTTTCTCCGTGGAGGGCTTGTTCGGCATGAAGAACACGGGAACCGAATTGGAGGTCGCACTTGCGGGCCTTGCAGACGACTTAACCGCTTTTTTGCAACATATCAACCCAACCTACAAATCCCAATAATCTATGAACCTAAAAGCAGCCATTGACACTCTCCGCACCGAGTTGCGGAAGTTCACAACCCAAAAGCAAGCCTTCGCCGACTACAAGTTGGTAGATGGTACGGTCATCCGTGTGGACGGCGACCTCGTTGCTGGAACGCCCGTCTATGTCATTACCGAAGACGAAACCCTTCCCGCTCCCGATGGCGAGCATCAGGTGGAAGGTGTTGGTACAATCAAGACCGAAGGTGGCAAAATCACCGAAGTCGTCGTGGCCGAAGCCCCTGCCCCTGCCGAGGAAGTGGCCGTTGCTGCTGAGATAACCCCCGAAGTTGCGGGTGAAGTGGTGAGTGAAATCGCCGAAGGCTACCCAATGGTGGACCCTGCGATGGTTGAAGAAATCGTCAAGAAGCACCTGGTCAGCATCATGGAGGAACTCAAAGCCGCATACACCGAAATGGGCAAGATGAAGGATAAGATGGCCGCATTTGCGAGCCAAATGGAAACCATGACCGACATCGTTGAAAAGGTCGCCGAACTCCCATCGGAAGCCCCCAAGCCAACCGCATCCGCTATCGTGGAGCAACGGAAGGCATCTGCCCAGCAAAACTTCAACAACCTCGCCCAAGCAATCCAAACTCTTAAAAAATCCAATTAATCCTTAACCCCCAAAACAAAAAGCCATGTCATTTTCTCTTGGAACTCTAATTGCGTATACCGACCAACAACGGTTGCCGCTCATCACCAAAGCCGTATTCTCGGCCCGTACTGCCGCCCTGTTTACAAAGCAGGTTGGTGTAAAATCAGCCGCTGCCCTCAACTTGATGGACACGGATGCTGCCCTTGCTGCGGGTACTGCCTGCGGATGGACCGCAGCAGGAACCACAACCTTCTCGCAAAGGAATGTCACCGTTGCACCCATGAAAGTTCAAGAGGCTCTTTGCCCTCGTTCCTTGGAGCAATACTGGATGCAGTCGCAGTTGACCCAAGGCTCTACCTACGACGGAGTTCCTTTTGAGCAGGCTTACGCCGAGCAGAAAGCCCTCCGTATCGCCGAAGCGTTGGAGAATGCTATTTGGTCGGGTTCTACTTTGGTGACTGGTATGTTGACAATCCTCAACGCCGCATCGGGTTCAACCGTATCGGGTAACACCGCTGCGATTTCGGGTGCTATCACGACCGCCAACGCCATCCAAATCTTCGACAACATTTACAACCGCATTCCGCAAGCCATCTTGACCCGCAACGACCTCGTAATCTTCTGCGGATGGGATGTATTCCGCACCTTGATTGGAGCGTTGAAGGCCAACACGGGCGTGATGTATAACCAAGTTGACCTGCAAGGGTTGGCTGATGGTGACATCATCTACCCTGGTACAAATGTCCGTGTAGTTGCGGTCCCAGGTTTGCTTGGGTATAATCGCTTGGTTTGTAGTTACTTAGGCAATTTTGTCTATGCGACCGATTTGCTCTCCGACGAAGAAAACTTCTCCCTGTGGTACTCGCAGGACAACGATGAAGTCCGCTTCCAAGCAGCCTTCAAAGTTGGTGTCCAAGTCGCTTACCCTGACCTCGTTGTTGACTGGAGATTGGCCTAAGTGTAAGGGGGGCGGGTAACTGCCCCCCGCTTTTTTAGTATAACATAACCCTCTAAAAATACACTATGTCTTGTTCCTTAACTACGGGCTACGCCCTCGGATGCCGCAACAGCGTTGGCGGTATCAAAACAATCTTCGTGCAAACCTTCAACCCAACGGGAACGGTCGCCAACACCACAGGCTCGGTATCGGGAACCCTTGCAGGTACTTGGTTTGAATACGATTTGACCAAAGCCACCTCCAGTATGACCGAAACGCTGAATGCGTCGGTTGAGAATGGAACGCTTTTCTACACGCCCGAACTGACCTTCACCATCAACAAGTTGCAGACCACCGTCCGTAATGAGTTGCGCCTATTGGCTCAAAATCGGGTGTACGCAATCGTTCAAGACAACAATGACCGCTACTGGTTCCTCGGTGCGGCCAACGGCTTGGAGGTGTCTGCGGGAACCGCTGGAACGGGTACTGCATTTGGTGACCGTTCGGGTTACGAGTTGACGCTATCGGGAATGGAACCCAATCCGATGCTGAATGTTTTGTCAACGCAATTCACGGTGGCCTCGGCACAAATCAGCGGTTCGTAAACTATCTTTGACCTGCGGGCCTCATACCCCGCAATGGTTTAGTGGTCTGGGCCATCTCGCAAGGGGTGGCCCTTTTTTTTGTACCTTTGGACATGAGAATTTGCATCGTTTACAACGCCCACCCAACGGGGTGTTCCTTCTACCGCTTGGAGATGCCGAACGCCTACCTCGGCGACAACTACACGGAGTTCGATTATGTCTGCGTCGATAATATCGGCAATGTCAAAGACGAAGACCTAAAGACGGTCGATGTGTGGTTATTTAATCGTTTGTGGTGTCAAGGTACGCTGGACCAAATTCGTAAGGTCTACGAGGCTCTAACGGCCTTTGGGGCCAAGGTAATCTTGGACCTTGACGACTACTGGGTGCTGGAATCGGGACACATCATGTATCGGCACTATTTGTCCACGAAATTGGATGAGCAGATTCGTGAACATATCCGCTTGGCTGACCATGTGACCACGACCACCGAACACTTGGCGCAGAAGATTCGCCTGCTCAACAAGGCCGTCACCATCCTGCCGAATGAGCCGTACGAAGCATATCAGCAGTATAAGGCCAGTCCTGACGAGGAACCCGAACCGCACCTGTTCAAAATCGGCTGGTTCGGAGGGGCGCAGCATCAGGAGGACATTGCGCTGGTAGAACATTCCTTCGGCTTGCTTGCCCACGACCACTCCCTTGATGGGAAGTACAAGATTTACCTCGGCGGGTGGAACGACAACAACCCCGTATATGACGATTACGAGCGGATGCTTTCCTGTCGTGGGGTGAACAAGAACTACGGCAGAATCCAAGCGGCGGACATCTATTCCTATGTGGGTGGTTACAACTTCATCAACGCCACCATCGCACCGCTCCGAGATACCAAGTTCAACCGCCTCAAATCGGAGTTGAAGGTCGTTGAAGCAGGCTGGATGGGCAAGGCAATCATCGCATCCGAAACCATCCCCTACACGGACATCATCGTCCATGGCCACAACGGTTTGGTCATACCCTACGGCAAGAAAGACGCATGGTACAAGGCGGTCCGCAAGTTTGTGAACGAACCCGATTACGCTCGCTCGCTTGCCGTGCAGTTATCCAAGGATGTGAGGGAGCGGTTTGACATCAGCAAGACCGCCGAGCGCAGGGCCGAACTCTACCGAAGTATCGGGCGCAAATTGTGAAATTCGGGCGCAAAGTACATTTAGGGATAGAGTGATTTACCTATCCCCGAACACCACCAATACAATCGTCGTCACTTGGACGCAGCGGGCCTCGTCGGGGGACCGTTACATCTTGCGGCTCACGAACATCGCCAAGAACCTGACGACCGACTTCACCCTGCTGAAATCGGCAAACCTTTCTTCATACACCGAACGCTATGACAAATTTTCGCTTGCCGTGGGGTCGATTGAAACAGGCTCGTATAAGTATGAAGTTTACGATACCTCTTCCACGGTTGGTGCAGCCGTTGCGGTGGTTGAAACGGGCTTGGCGTATGTACAGGTAGTATCGCTGACCTTCAACACCTACGGCAATTCCATCCAGTACACCGTTTTCGGGGCGACCGATGAGGGTGTCTTTGACCAAACCTTTGACCCATCCTTCGCATGAGCGTACAAACCCGAAGCCAGTTGCAGGCAAGTGCCGCAACCATCACCACCGAAACCGCTGCAGGAGCGAACACCGCCGCCCGTGTGGGTGGTCTCTTCGACGACCTCGCCGATACCGCCACCTTGGACCGAGAGCGGGGAGTGGCAAACCTGTACTTGGACGAAAGCAAATCATTTGCCCCAACCCAAGGGAGTGCAGTCAAGTTGACAACCCCGCTAAAATCGGGACTGCTGACTACCTACAACTTTACCCGCACAACCACCGCCATCACCTACACGGGGACGACAAATGCCGCTTTGCGGGTATCGGCAAGCATGGTATTCTCGCAAGGCAACGGCAACCAAATCCTCATCTATATCGCCAAGAATGGGACCATCATTTCGCAGTCCGTGACCGACATCACCACGGGCCACAACAACGGCCATGCGGTGTTTACGGAAACCGTTCTGCAAGGTGCAGTCAATGACGAGTTCACCATCTACATCAACGCCGTAAGCGATGGCGGAGAAATAACAATTTCGGCCCTCAACTTCACCGTCCACACGCTATGAGTATAAAGCAATCGTTCACCCAATGGCTTGGGATTGAACATAAAGTCCCCGTGATGTTGGAGAACAAGGCGGGCAAGTACATCACCTACGGGGCGTTGAACGAGTACCCCTACTATCTGCTGGACAACTACCGCCGCAGTTCCAAGCACAACGCTATTGTGAACGGCAAGGTGAACTACATCGTTGGCGGAGGCTGGCAACCAGGGGAGAAAATGACCGTGGAGCAGCAGGCCCGCTACGCCAAGTTCTTTGACGGGTTATCCGAGCATGACGACCTCAACGACATCACCGAAAAACTCGTTCTTGACTTGGAAATCTTCAACGGGTTTGCCGTTGCGGTTACATGGAACAAGATGGGAACCATTGCCAAGATGGAACACATTCCCTTTGAAAAAATCCGAGTGGACAAGGACGAGCGGATGTTCCAAGTGGCCGATTGGTACGACGATGCAATGGTCCAACTATACCCCAAAATTGGGGATGTCGAAAAGATTCCCGCCTTTGATGCCGACAACCGCATCGGCAAGCAGTTGTTCTACTACCGAGTGTATGCTGCAGGCGTGAAGTCCTATCCCCTCCCCGAATACATGGGAGGCTTGGCGTGGATTGAAGCGGATGTCCAAGTGGCCAACTTCCACAACAACAACCTCCGCAACAACTTTTGGGGCGGGTACTTGATAAACTTCAACAACGGCATCCCAACGCCTGAAGAACAGGGCGACATTGAAAGGCAGATTAAACGCAAGTTTTCGGGGACCGACAATGCGGGTCGCTTTGTTGTGACCTTCAACGATGATGTGAGCAAGGCTCCCACTTTGGAACCGCTCACTCCATCGGACATGGACAAGCAGTTCGAGATTCTCAACAAGGCCATCCAATCGGAAATATTCATCTCGCACCGTGTGGTCAACCCAATGCTATTCGGCGTGAAGACCGAGGGGCAACTTGGAGGCAGGCAGGAACTGGTGGAGGCTTACGAACTATTCAAGGCTACCTATGTAAACGACCGTGTCCGCAAAGTGGAACGGATGATTAACTACTTGGGGTCGTTCAACGGAGTGGAAGGGATGGAACTTATTCCCGTGGAACCCATCACCGAGCGTCTATCCGAAGCCGCCCTGTTGCAGATTATGACCCCCGAAGAACTGCGGGAGAAAGCGGGCCTCCCTGCATTGGAAAAGCAACCTGCCGATGTGGTGGGTCCGAATCCCCAACCCGACGAAGTTCCCCAAACCCCTGCACAACTTAGCAACGACAACATCAAGAAGTTATCGGGCCGTGAGTACCAAAACTTGATGCGAATCGTCCGCCATTACGCACAGGAAAAAATCACGCTTGAAATGGCCCGCACGATGCTATCCGCTGGATTCGGTCTAACCCCCGAAGAAGTGAACACCCTGCTCGGCGTTCAAGAGCAGGCGTTTTCCGAGCCTACCTGGGGCGAAGAAGACAACGAGGACTACGGATGGGGTGAGGAGGAGTTCAAGGTCTTGGAGGTGGTCGCAAGCAAGTTTGGGAGCAGTTCGGACGACTATGTCGTCATGCACTCCAAGCCAATGCGGTTTGATGCCGACTTAGACGACCAAGTGCGTCAAGCCTTTGCTGAACTGGGGGAGGAAGAAAAGGAACTTGACGAGAAAATTGAAAAGTACCGCAAGAAGAACCGGGACGCAAGTGTGGAAGAAATGGCCAAGGAGTTCGGGGTCAGCAAGGCGAAGGTCGCCAAGCGGGTGGCCTACTTGATTACCAAAGACCGCTACCCCATCGCAAGGGCGGTGGACAAAATCGCCAAGGAAGGCGCCAAGCCAACGGATGAACCCGTGCTGGAAGTGAGGTACAAATACTCTTGGGCCGCTGGATTCAGCAACAAGGATAAGAAGACCAGCCGTGAATTCTGCAAGGTGATGCTGGACCTCGCTGACCAAGGCAAGGTCTACACACGGGACGACATCAACGGCATCAGTAACATCATGGGCTACTCTGTTTGGAACCGCCGTGGTGGTTGGTATCACACGGCCAGCGGAGTGAACCGCCCCCAATGCCGCCATGTATGGGAGCAGCAACTCGTCATCCGTAAGGGCAATAAAATCACGAAAGCATGAAGGCATTATTTATCAGCGAACAAACCCTGCTGGACAACTCGGTCATAAACGAGAATGTGTCGTTTACCCAAATTCGGCCTACCATCGTGAAGGTCCAAGAGATGCGGATTCAGCCTATCGTTGGGTCGGCCCTGTACTCGGAAATGGTGACGCAGGTAGTCAGCGGCACGACTACGGCTTTGAACACCACCCTACTGGAGGACTACATCCAACCCGCCATGGTGCAATGGCTCTACTACGAGTTGCCCATGGTCTTGGCGTTTAAGTACATGAACAAAGGAATGGTCCGCAGAACCAGCGAGGAATCTTCGCAGATGAGCATGGACGAAATTACCCGCCTCACCGACAAAGTAGAAGAACGATGCCGAGTGGTACTCCGAGCGCATCACCCGCTACCTCATGGAGCAACGAGCAAACTACCCGCTGTTCAACTCCCCGCCATCGGCTTTGGACACCATCTACCCCAACGGCACGAACTACAACACGGGGATGGCCTTGGACGCTCGGACTCTGCGCCGTGGTGCTGGCTTGGACCGCCCGTGGCCCTATGACCCTTACTGCTCCAACTGCTGAACATGGGCGCACACTCTAAAAACATTTTGAAACTACAAGCCTATGTCTTGGATAAAAATCAAGCAAGCACTCCTTGCTCTTGCAAATGCTCATCCGCAAGTAAACTCCTTCGGGACGGGCGACCCACTTGCAATCGGGACCGACAACACGATAAACCTGCGAACCCCAAGCCGTGAGCGAATCGTCTATCCGTTGGTATTTGCGGATGTACAGTCAGCGAGTACGGACTTGGGCAGTTTGGCTCTTACTGTGGGTGTCTATTTCTCTGACCGTGTTGAATCCATTGCCACGATGGGTTCAGTGGTTTCGGGCAGTCCAACGCTGGGCTGGCAGGATAACGAGGACGAAGTTTTGAGCGACCAACTGCAAATCGCACAGGACTTCATTTCAGCCCTTACAAACGACCCGACGCAAGAGTGGACGCTAAGTACCAGCGTCAGCCTTACGAGGTTTGTAGAGAGCCGTGATGACCGTACGGCGGGATGGGTAGCTACCATGTCGTTCCAACTTCCGTATTCGCACTCGGTTTGTGAAATTCCTACCTAAGATACATTTACCCTAAAGCAACCCCAATAAAATGCCAACTCCTATTCTTCAACAAATGCTCGGACAGGGCGGCACGATGGAATTCGTGGACGCTGCCGTGTCGGGCAAGAACTTTGACTTCCTCGTGGTGAATGCCGCCGCAACCTTCACGACCCTCACGGGTTCGGGAGGCGAAGACCTGCTGACCGCTTACGCCATGTCGGGAAAATCCGTGTCTGCTGGTATCGTTATCAGCGGAAGNAACGGCGGCAAGATTACTGCGGTCACTCCAAGCGTCGGTTCGGTAATCGGTTACACATTCCTGTAAGCGATGTTCATCGGCTACGGATACGGCTATCCCCGCTCGCTCATCCTCGGCGGTTCGGGCAACCCTTACTGGGCCGCCTACAATGTCCGTGCATCTGCTGACGGCGCAACCGCTGCCGAAACCGCAAGCAACGACTGCCTGCAAGCCCGATTCATTGACACCTTCCAAGATTACAATTTCTTCGTGTGGACCGATACGGTGTGGGCGGTGTTTAACTCNCGCTGCGATGCCGATTCAGCCACCGCCAAAAGAAACCCTTTTTTGAAAACTGCCTCCAAGTGCGAACCTATAATTTAGATTAAAATGCCCGCAGCACCATCTTTACTCATTGTCCCCTATCGTTCCAAGACGGGGAAACTATACTCCCAAATCCCAACCAGCGGGGCGGGGGACTTCGCCGTTACCCGTGACACGACTGCGACGGAGGTTCAACTCTGCGGGGTTGTTGGAATCCGTTGCATCGGGCCATCCCCCGCTTGGACTACTACACAAGCGGTGGAACGGCAGGGTGTCCTGCGTTATTGGTGGAACCTGCGGCGACGAACCTTTGTTTGCAATCTACTGACACCACGACGAGTTGGACGCTTGGTGCGAACCTTACAAGTGGTGCGATTGATGTTATTGGTGTTAGCGGTATTGCGTTAACAGTTGCGGCAAGTGGAAGCAATCTTGGCGTTGCAGCGGGCAGTCATCGGGTTATTGACATTAACGCAACCCTAACAAGCGGAAGCACTTACACAATAAGTTTTTTAGTTAAAAAAACCGCATCATACACCATTGGTGGATTTATAGCCAATACAAGTGGTGCAACGCAAACATCCTTTGGAAGTGGATTTGATGTGAGTGGGTCGTTTAGTAGCGGGTCAATCGCCGCAACATCGCCAGTCACGAATCGTATCCGAAGGGTTGAACGATATGGAACTGATGTATTTCGATGTTCGGAAACTTTCACAATGACCGCAACAAATGTGTTGACGGTATTGCGGCTTGGATTACCCTTGTCGGTTACGGATGTATCCAACTCCGCAGTCGGCACTCAACTCGGCTTCGCTGCCCCGCAGATAGAACTCGGTTCCGTTCCCACAAGTTTCATCCCCACCACTACAGGAACGGCAAGCCGAAGCGCAGATGTCATCTCGGTATCGGGAGCGGTCAGCGGTGCGATTGGGCAGACGGAGGGGACGATTTATGCGGAGGTGGATATTCGTCAAGTAGCGGCAGGGACTATTTTTGTCTTAGATGACGGAGACCCTTCGGACTTTATTAATATATTAAAGCAGTCCAATTTGACCATAAGCGTAAGACTACGAAGGGCTAGCGGAACTATTGTTACTATTATTACAAGTAGTGCAGTTGCTCTTGGTGTTCATAAAATAGCCCTTGTCTATAAAAATGGAGACTACGCACTTTACATTGACGGAGTTAGTGCTGGGACATCGACTAATTCAACGGACTACCCTGCAACAGCATTGGCTCAATGCGTTCTGTCTAACACAAATTACGGCCCACTCAACGACCGCATCCGTGCCGCCGCCCTCTACACCACCCGCCTGACCAACGCCGAACTCGCAGCCCTAACCGCTCCGTAATGCCCACCTTCCGCAAGTTCGCCTTCCCCGACGGGGCTACCGCTGACAAGGTGCTGGGGGAATTCCTAAACCCGCTGGACTTCGCCGTGGCAGTCGGGGAGATAGACAAAGCCGTCTGCGTGGATGTGCTATTCCACGACACCTGCCCCGAACCCTTGGCCGCATTTGTCGTGTGGCCCAAACCCTGTGGCGTTCACGCTTTCAGCGGATGGGAGGAACAATACACCGCCGATTACCAAGAATTTGCAACATCACCCCAATAAACACACTTCCAACTATGGGCCTATTTAACCGCCGAAACGCCAACCCCGACCAACCAAAACTCCCACTTATGAAATCAGCCGTCATCGCTCTGCTCCGTCACTTGCTCACCTTCATCGGCGGTACACTCGTCGCCAAAGGTATCATTGACACCGCAACCCTCACCGAAATCATTGGTTCGGTATTGGCCTTGTTGTCAGTAGGTTGGATGGCTTTGGATAAATCAAAGGGCGAACCCAACAAGTAGTGAACCTAATTGAAACAACTATCATCGGCACGGTCAGCGCAATCGTTGGCGGTGCAGTCGCTTGGCTGACACGGGGACGCTTCACGGCGGATTCGTTGCAGGTGAAGCAAGCCCAAGCGGTGCTGGCTATGTGGCAGGCAACCGCCGAAGCCCAGAACAAAGAGTTAACAGAATTACGCAATGAACTTGTAGTTTTGCGTCAACGGATTGAGTGTTTGGAAACTACCATCCATACGCTTGAATCCGAGAACGCAACACTAAAAGCCATGCAATGATTCTACCACTCACCAAGCATTCCCGAAACATCCACGAAGTCACCTGCCAATCGGGGCAGGAGTTTCTGCTCATCAGCGACCTGCATTGGGACAACCCACACTGCGATAGGGGGCTGCTGACCAACCATCTCAAAGAAGCCCAACGGCGCAACGCAGGAGTCATCGTCAATGGTGACTTTTTTTGTTTAATGCAAGGCAAGGGCGACCCACGCAGGAGCAAGGAAGACATCCGAGAAGAACACAACAACGCTCGCTACTTGGATTCCATCGTCAACACGGCGGTGGAATGGTTTGCACCCTACGCCAAGAACCTGTTGATGGTTGGCTATGGCAACCACGAAACATCCATCATCCACCACCAAGAAACCGACATCCTGCAACGCTTCGCCAGCACGCTGAACTACGCCACGGGGTCAGCGGTTGAGGTCGGTGGCTACGGCGGGACCATTGACATCCGAGTCCAACACGACAACCTCCGTGGGGTCAACTTCGTAGTGCATTATTTTCATGGTGCAGGTGGGGGAGGCCCCGTCAGCCGTGGAGTAATTCATGACCAACGGTTACTTGCATCCACCGAAGGCTACGACCTCACATGGATGGGCCATGTCCACGAACTCTACTACCATCAAAACATCATCCACCGCTATGACCGCTCCACGAAGACGCTACTTCAAAAACCTATTCACCAACTGCGTACTGCGACTTACAAGGAGGAATGGGACGGCGGGTACATGGGTTTTCATACTGAACGAGGACGAGGCCCGAAGCCTCTTGGCGGATATTGGATGAAACTTGAAACCAGCAGGAACGCAAGCAAGGACAACAAGGGTCCAGAGTTGCAACTCCACGCTACCTTCACGCCTGCGGATAGGTTGTATTAATCATGTAAAGAAAATCCCAAAAACTACGCATGACGAACGGGTCATGTATAGAAAATGGCGTTTGTTGTATATTTGCGTAAAGGTCAGGTGGCGGAATGAAGGCACAAAGAGTAATGGTATGTGCTGGATATGGAAGACGCTAAAACTGGAGTTAGGTCACACGCATTTTGGGTTCGAGTCCCCTTAGTTAGGCCAGTTAGGAGAGCCGTAGACCATGCAGGTTCAAGTCCTGCCCTGACCTCTAAGCGGATAGGCTGTACGAAGAAATCGTACGCCTAAAGTAGCGGATTCCGCTACCTTCCGCAAAGGATTACTCTGCATGAATTTTGCCGCATTATCCCTGCAAACCCCCGTTAATGACGGGTTTCTCGTTCACCCCTCCTGCGTATCGCTGGCGGTTAGGTATAGATAACCGTACTCTTTCTCCGCATTGAACTGCGGGCAAGCCTTCGTCACTCCAGGGAAGTCCCGATGGCCACAAATGCGGGCCTTCGGGTATTTCTGCAACCAAGATAGCAGCACCCCTGCGATGGCTTGGCGTTGCTGGATGGTGCGGTCATCCGTGTCCTTCCCGCCGATGTAGGACACATGGAGGCTCGTAGCGTTGTGGCCCGCAACCCCGTTGGTCACTTTGTCGTCGGTTGCCAGCGTCGTGATGTTCCCGTTGGGTTCAATGATTTTGTGGTAGCCTACCGCCTTCCAGCCAAGCCCCTCCTTCCAATGTTTGCGGATGGATGCGATGGTAGTGTTCTTCGGGGTGGCCGTGCAATGGACGACGAGGTGGGTGATGTTTCGCATGGTTATTCTTCGGGGTTAAGGAGTGGGTAGTAACAAACGGTGTGGTCCTGCTCGGCGGGCAACTGGGAGGCGGACACTTCGTGAATCCCCGACCACTGGGCTTTTGCCGGGTCGTACCCCAGCAGTTCGCAAGCCCTGCGGTACTCGCACAGGAGGGCGTGGTTCTGCTCCAGGTCTTGGGGGGATACCGCAATCATCAGCCGCTCCAAGGCGTTTGTGAGGGCTTTGGCAGGTCGGGTGGAGTGGTAGGTCATGGTGCGAAATTATGCACTTTTGATTACAAATATGCCGAAAATTAGGAATTTATACGCTATCGGGTGTAGGGCCAAAAAAAAGATTCATAAAAAATGACTACAATAGTCGCAAAAGGGTGGAGGCGTTGTAACTTTGTCGGACACTAAACCCAATAACCCATGAAAAACCCTGATTTATTCCCTTATTATTTTAAGGATGAGGCAAACGACTTCGCTAAAAAAATGGCGAAACCCAATTTTACCTGAGATACAACGCAACGCCCAAAATTCAAGAACAGTATTATGAATTTGCAAAACCTTTAAAGAGTATGTCCGACCGAGATTTGAGGAAAGACGCAGAAAAGCAGGGAGTTACCTTTTCATTTACGGACTACAAAACCCATTGCCTTATTAATGCAAACGGATTTTCATTTTATTGCTCGAATCACGAGTGCTACATAGGGAATGCAATCAAGATTATGAAATTCTGCGGAATTATTGAATAGATGAATCGAGGGGTGCGCCTCGCCAACGCACATTCTTTTCTTCCACCCACCAAACCCAAAACCATGACCCACGAAACCAAAACCAAACTCAAAGCAGCCCTTGCGACGGGCTACATCGTACTGACCACCTGCCTCGGTGTCGCATTTTTCGGCAGATTCATTCTTGCAATCATCACCAACTAAACCCCAAAACCATGAAAAAGAAATTCTATAGATTGACATGGGGTGCTGGCATGGCTCAAATTTGCTGGGGTAAAGTAGAAACGCACACCATCCTATTTGAACTCCTTGAACAAGGCCAATCCGTAAAAGTTGTCCTAATTGAAAAACCATACTAACCCCCCAAACCATGCACAAATTCAAAACCACCAACATCAAAGGGAAGGACTACGTTGAGGTCAACCAACGCCTCCTGTACTTCCGCAACGAACCAGCCTACGCAGGCTGGTCTATCGAATCCGACCTCGTTGACCTGCAACCCGACCGCTGCTGCATCAAGGCAATGATTCGGGATGCCGATGGCCGCATCCGTGCCACAGGCCACGCCCATGAGGACCGCACCTCGTCCATGATTAACAAGACCTCGTATGTAGAAAACTGCGAAACCTCTGCCTTTGGCCGTGCCTTGGCTGCCTTGGGAATCGGGATTGAAACAAGCATCGCAAGCGCCAACGAGGTGCAGATGGCTATCGCCAAGCAGGAGAACCTCAACGACCTCAACGACAAACTCGGCCTCGTTCCCGCCTACGACGACCTCACCGCCGCAACACTCAAAGCCGACTTCCTCAAGTTGGTGAAAAAACTCCCCGCTGACCAGCAGGAGAGGTTCCTCAAGGACCTGGACCAAATGACCCCCGCCCGCTTTGAGAAGGGTATCGTATTCATCCAAAACCAACTCTCTAAAAAATAAACTATGAAAAACACCCTTTTAGAAAAATGCAATGCCGATGTATTCAAGGCTATTCTTGACATTAAGACCGAATACCCCGACATGGGGCAAGAACTTATCAATCTACTCCAAAAACACGAATACTGGTGGCAGATGACTGGACAAGAAATCCTTTCCTTTGCCATGCCGATGCGTGATATTTGGAACGGCAAAGTTTACTCCTTCTATGTTCTATTCCAATCTCAACAAACCACCAAAATGCCATGAACCACTTAGTCACCATCCCCAAGTCGGACATTTCCAAGCAGGACATCGCCGACATCGCCGCTGGCCTCATCCTCCGAATCGAGGAAGGCGAGGTCAATCCCATCGCCGCCCATGTACGCCTCAAGGCGGTCGTCAAAGCCTTGGAGCAAGTCCTCAAATCCACCGAGGACATCGTTCGGGACGAAGCAGAGAAACACGGCAAGACCTTCTCCGCCTTCGGTGCAGAAATCCAAGTCAAGGAGGGGGCACTCACTCCCGACTACTCGCAAGACCAGCAATGGAGTGACCTGCAGGCATCCATGAAAGCCCGTGAGGAATTGCTAAAGATGGCCTTCCGCAACGCTGGCAAGGCAACGGTGTACGACGAAGCGACGGGCGAAGCGGTTCCCGTATGTCCCGCCAAGGGAACAAAACCAAGCATCGCAGTAACCTTCAAATAAGCAGATTATGCCCGAACAACCCATCCAAAAGAGAGGCTCCCAACGCCGAAACCGCAACGCAACGGTCAAGGCTGTGTACCTACTGCTCAACAAGCCCATGCGTGTTGAACGATTGGCCGAGGCCGTAGATTTGCCCCTCCGCCAAACCTACCGAATCATTACCCACCTCAAAGCAACGGGGTGGTTGCAAAGCGACAGGAGTTACTACTGGCTAACCATAAACCCTTAACCATGCCCAAACCCAAAGGAAAAGAAATCCAACGAAGGGTCGCCACCATCTACGCCGTGTCGTACCTCGCACAACGCCCATATAGGGCCACAGAACTCGCCGAAGTGCTTGGGGTGACCATCCGTACCACCTACCGAATCCTAAGCGATTTACGGGCCTCAAATTGGCTCGTACTGGAAAACTGCAAATACTCAATTCAACCTAACCAAACCCCAACCCAAAACCCATGAGCGATTACACCCCCCAACCCAACACCTTCACCTTGTTCGCAAACGACAAAGGTGACAACCCAAAACGGCCCGACTACAAGGGCGACATCATCATGCCCGACGGAACCAAGATGCGGTTATCCGCATGGGTCAAGGAAGGCAAGAGCGGCAAGCGGTTCTTGTCAGGCAAAGTGGAACCATTCCAGCAGCAGACCAGCGGCGGGAATTTTGCCCCCCAAGATGGTGATATGCCTTTCTAACCATGGACACATACATCGCCAAAATTTGGAAACTTTCTCAAGATGAGGAAGGTCCAGTCATAAAAATTAGGCAAATTTCTCACTATGTTTTATTGCCCGACGATACCTACAAGTGGAAAACCCATCTCAAAATGAAGGATTTCGCCGAACTAATGGAGGGATATGACCTACTTTTAATCCCAAAAAAGCGGTAACTTTGTGAACTAATTACATTTACCAATAACCACCTCATGTTTCCGGCCATGCGGTGTTTAGATAAAGGGTTCAATCCATCGTAACCCCTCGCCTCAACTGCCGGAACAGTTGGGGCGTTTTTTTCTTTGCTATGGCAGAAATATCAATCTTCAAAGCCTCCACGGGAAGCGGTGTACGAAACAACGTCCCGGAGAGCCACATGCAGTTCGTCCAGTACATGCAAGACATCAAGGACGGCATCTTCTACACCGAGGTCATGGCCTACCGTAAGGCCAAAACCGAGGAAACCAAACGAAGGCTCACCGCCGTAACGCCCAGCGGTAAGTTCAAGAAGCAAGGCAAAGAGGGGCTTGAAACGCATTCGGGCATTCTCTGCATCGACATCGATGCCAAGGACAACGAAGGCGTTGACGTGCTGACAATCCGTGAGGATGAATACCTCTACGCTCTGCACAAGTCCACGGGAGGCGAAGGCTATGCGGCATACTACCGTATCGAGGCGGACCGCCATTTGGACGCATTTTACGCTTTGGAGAAACGATTGGCAGATAAGTATCACATTATCGTTGACCCCGCCTGCAAGGATGTGTCCCGACTTCGGTTCGTGAGTTTTGACCCCGACGCATTCATCGCCTCCAAAAATGTGCAGGTGTTCAAGACCTACTTACCCAAGGTCAAGGCTGCCCCCGTCCCTAAGTTCTACCCCCACGGCGAACACGATGTCGAACACATTCTCCAACAACTGGAAGCCAAGCGGATTGACTTGACCGACTCCTATGCCGATTGGGTCAAGATTGGCTTCGCCATTGCTGCAAAGTACCATGAGCCGGGGGCTGACTTGTTCCATCGGGTTTCGGCACTATCCCCAAAGTACAACCCCGAAGCCTGCGACCGCAAATACAAGCAACTCTGCCAGTCCAAGCAGAACCAAGTGTCATTCGCATCCTTCATGTGGCTTGCCAAGAATGCAGGGGTTGAGATACAAACCCGTGAAACCAAGCACATCGTGTCCACGGCCAAGTCCCACCGCATGAGGGTCGGGACCAATGGCGGTCCCAAAGACGTGAATGCAGCCACCGAAATGGCGGTGCGCATTCTTCGAGAGATTGACCAAATAAATGTGGAGCAGTTGGAAGAAATCGTCGCCAACACCATGGCCCTTGATACTACGGAACTGAAATCCGCTGATACCGAGGACACTCCGCTAAAGCAAATCAAGGCTTACTTGAGGTCATTTGACCTAAAGCGCAACGAGGTGACCCGATGCATCGAACTGAAAGGCGAACCCATTACCGACGTTGATATCAACGATTTGTTCACGGACTGCCTGGAGCAGTTCGGCAAGAAGGAGGTCAACATGCAGTTAATTAACTCAATCATTGATTCAAGCCACACCCCGACGTACAACCCCTTCATGCAGTTCTTCGCCAAGAACGGACACCGTACCCCGACTGGTTGCATTGAAGCCCTGACCAACACCATCACGGCAACCAACGTGGACCACCACTTTATGCAACTCTGCATCTATAAGTGGCTTTGCTCCGTGGTCGCAAGTATGCACGGGGAGTATTCCTTGTCCATCTTGGTCTTGTGCGGCGACCAAGGCATCGGCAAGACCAACTTCTTCCGCAATCTGCTTCCCTCGGAATTGCGGTCCTACTACGGGGAATCCAAACTGGATGCCGGGAAGGACGATGAAATTCTCATGTGCAAGAAAATCATCCTCTGCGATGACGAGTTCGGAGGAAAGTCCAAGCAGGAAGCCAAGAAACTTAAGGAACTATCCTCCAAGCAGACCTTTAGCATCCGTAAACCTTACGGACGGGTCCACGAAGAACTTACCCGCTATGCGGTCCTTTGCGGGACCAGCAACGATGAGGAAGTCATTAACGACTTGACCGGGAACCGTAGGATTTTGCCCATCGTCATCAGCGACATTGATTGGGATGCCTANNANGCCATNGACAAGACCGACCTNTTCATTGAGTGCTACCATGCCATTCAAACCCACGGAAGCGATGCCTGGCAGTTGTCAAAAGCCGAGATCGCAATCCTCAACGATCGGACCCAACTGAATGTCCAGCCCGCCGTGGAGAAAGAACTCCTGCTCAAATTGTTTACCATCCCCGATCGGAGCGACGACCCCGAAGGCAAGTGGCTGACCAACTCCGAGATCAAGGATGTCATTGAAACCTGCACCCGCCAGCATGTGTCCGCACACAAACTTGGAGCCATCCTAAAGTCCCTTGGGTGTCAAAAAGTATGCCGAAGGGAGCGGAATTTCCTCGGATGCTATTTTGTAGTCAGAAATTACGAAAGAAGTGACTACGCCCAAACGCCTACTAATCAAGGCATTCCGTTTTAAGTAGTCAGTGTAGTCAGTTTTGACCCCTATTTTACATTGGCAATATATACGAGCGTGTGCGTGTGTGCATGTGTGATGTATATCTACTCATAAGAAAAAAAGTAACTACAAGTGACTACACTGACTACAACCGCCTCCACGCTATCAGGAAGGCCGTTTTTTGTAGTCACTTCTCAAAAACCAAAGTGACTACAAGTGACTACGCTCCGACCCTACCAAAACCAAGCCATTGACCAAATGCGGACAAGTATCGCAGAGGGCAAGAGGCACATCATCCTGTGCGCTCCAACGGGAAGCGGCAAGACCGTCATGTTCACCTTCATGGTGGCATCGGCCCTCCAGCGGGGGAAACGGTGCATCATCTTCACCGATCGGGTTGAACTGCTGAAGCAATCCAACGGAGCGCTGGATCAGTTCGGGATCGTGCCGACCCTCATTGAAGCGGGCAAGCCCCGACTGGATGTTTCGGGGAACTGTTTCATAGCCATGGCCCAAACCTACGCCCGACGCAAGAACAAGGCCGACTATGCCGACCTCATGGCGGGCATGGACCTGGTCATCATCGACGAAGCCCACAAGCAAACCTTCAACCCGCTACTTGCAAGCATCCCCGCCAAGGCCGTGGTCATCGGAGCCACCGCAACCCCGCTGCGTCGTGGGAACCAGGAGTGCCTCTCAAAGTTCTACCAAGCACTCCACAACCCTGTGCAGGTCGGGGAACTGATACGCCAAGGGTTCCTTGCCAGTCCCGTCACCTACGGGACAAACTTGGACTTGTCGGGAATCGGCATGCGGGGCGATGACTACGACACACAGCAGATGGCAACGGTCTATTCCAAGCGGAGGGTATTTGACGGGGTTGTCAAAAATTACGGGAGGCATTGCAGAGGGAAGAAGGCGATCCTGTTTGCCAGCAATATTGCATCAAGCAAGGAGGTCTGCAACGCTTTGCAGATTGCAGGCCACAACGCCAGGCATGTCGATGGGACCATGGGCAAGCAGGAGCGGGCCGATGTATTGGAATGGTTCAAACACACGCCCGATGCCATCCTTTGCAACTGCGACCTTATGACCACGGGATTTGACGAGCCAACCATCGAGGTAGTTATCCTATATCGGGCAACCGCAAGCCTGCCACTATTCATGCAGATGGTGGGCCGTGGTTCCAGGGTAACGCCAACCAAGCGGGAGTTCACGATCCTTGATTTCGGCAACAATGTAAACCACCACGGATTTTGGGAAGCCAGCCGTGACTGGTCATTGAAGAAGAAACGCAAGAAGAAATCCGATGGCGTTGGTGGGGCGAAGAACTGCAAGGGCTGCGAGGCGATTATCCCCGTCGGGGCGATGAAGTGTAAGCATTGCGGCTACGAGTACCAGCGCAAGCCCCAAGAGCAGGGCGAAATGGTGGACCTGCACCTGATGACCAAAGCGCAGGGCATGCAGTTGGCCACAACAAGCAGCATGTACCAAAAGGCACAACTAGCGAAGGCCAAAGTAATTTCACCCTATTGGGTGCTGCACAACCAATGCAAGAGCAAAGCCGAAGCCTTGGAGTTCATCCGTTTCATGGGATGGAAGCCAGGCTGGGCCTTCCACAACAAAGACCGATTTAAAATACTACAATAATGAGCGAGTTCAAGATTCAAGCCGAGTGTTTCCAGTGGCACTGGAATAACTTCCCCGACCAGCGTGGCCGCCTGTTTACAGTAAACAACAACGCCCCGTCTGCCTATGCTGGAAGTGTGATGAAGGCCATGGGGGTGGTTGCAGGGGTCAGCGATATGATATACTTGTCCGCCGCTGGAGCCGTGTTCTTGGAGTTCAAGGACGAGCGAGGCAAGCAATCCCTCTCCCAAAAGTGGTGGCAGGGGGTCGTGGAGGCAGTTGGCTACAAATATGTAGTCATCCGAAGCGTGGAGGACTTTCAACGGGTGTTGGCTGAATGTGGGTAGGTTGTGTATATCTTTGACCCATGCACCGCTTACTGCTCCTGTTCCTGCTGACTGCCTGCACCAACGACCGCCCTTGGACGGTTATTGAGGTACGGGCCAAGGGGGATGCCTGCGAGTATGTGCTATCACGCAGCAACGGCTTCGGGCCGCAGTTAAAAAACATAACCGATTCGTGCGGTAAATATCAATTATTCCAAACCATAAAGCCCTAAACTTAAATAGAATGACATCAAAAGAATATTACAAGTCAACTCGAATGGTTGAAACAAGAAATTGGACTTTAGAAATGGCCCTTAGTTTTGCCGAAGAGTATGCCGAAGCATTGCGCCAACCGCTTGTTATAAAATCGGTTTGCACTTGCATGGCGTTTCATAAAAGTGATGAATGTTATAAATTAGGATGTAAGGCTCATAGAAGTGAACAGTTATTTTGCACTTCTAAAGCACATAATTTTTCATTAAGCAAGATAGGTATATGTTTAGAGTGTAAATCAAAAGAACCTGTAGGTGCAAAATAATTGCTGCTAACTCGCATATTTGTTTAACCCCCAACCCCAAACCAAAATGAATGTACCAATTAAAGAAGATGAAATAATTCTCACTCCCGAACAGCAAGAAAGAATGTATTGGACGCAACTTAAGTACGACTCGCACAAGTGGATAGAGTACCATAATGGGTACTATAAGTGCGAATTTTGCGATTCAACGCATACATCGGTACGCACTTTTGATACCGTAAACATCTGCAAAAAAAATCCAAATCTGTTTCCAACGGATAACCAAATGCCAAACCCATGAACGGAAGAAGATTATACAGAGAGTATGCTCAAAGCAAGGGTAAGGAAGCAAAGGAATTTGTAAAGATTGAAGAAGGTTGGTACAGTCAAGACACTCTAGTTACAAAAGACAATAAAGGGAATGAGGAACGAACAAGTATAAACTACAAAGACCTCGTGAAATGGATTATTGCGCATAATACCGCTAAATCACTTGTTTGTGAAACCAACCAAACCCCAAACCCATGAAACTATACGCATTCCAACCAACAGGACACGGTGAGCAATCGTTCTTCACCATTGCTAAAAGCGAAGAAGAAGCCATCAAAGCAGTAGAACGATACATTGACAAACGCTACAAAAAAAGCAATCATTTCCCATGGGAAGCGGCTGGATGGGGAACGGACTACTACAAAATGACTGTACTTGACGAAGGAGAGGTCGTTGAAAATGACAATCAATAATCCAACCATTTCGTTGACCCCACCAAAATGCTAAACCCCTAACCCATGAAACCAACCCCCACCGATTTCCGCCGCTGGCAAATTCACATCCGCAAGGAGTGCGTGAACTGCGACCGCCCCGACCGCTCCGAAACCATCAAGCCTTGGTCCGTGAACTGGACCCTGCTCGGTAGAATTCTTCAAGCCAAAAACGCATGACCATGAACGCAATAGATAAATTTTACGAACTTGCTGAAGCGATAGGTTTGAACATAAACTACGTGATGGGATATTCGGTGGCCGATAAATTTGTGGAGTCGTTTACACAGCATATAAAGTCAAGCCTATGGATAAGACCCCAAGACCAAATGCCCGAACAAGGCAAACCTGTGCTAATTACCGATGTGGAAGGACTGCAAGTCGTTGCTTGGTATGTTGCAGACCGTAAGATGTGGTACTCCGAGAACCACTCTTGGTTTACCAGCGAAGTCCTTTATTGGATGCCCATCCCCGAAATTCTTTAAGCCATGCAGACCAAATTAGAACGCTATGCCGCCAAGTATGGTGAGGCATTTATGAACGACCTCCCCGATATCATTCGGACCTATTGCCTTGCAAACGACTTGCGAATACCGAGCAAGAAACGACCAAGTAATCTCCACATTATTCGGGTCATTGCCGAAGCGACCAGCGAAGTCCTTGGGGTTTCGATTGAGAATATTTACTCCAAAAGCAGGTTGCGGCCCTTGGTTATCGCTCGGAGCATCATTGCAGACATCGCCTACTCCGAGTTCCTCTTTACCTACAAGAGCATCGGCATAGAACTCAATCGGGACCATGCCACTATTTTTGAAAACATTCTTAACTATATGCAGGATTCACGCGTTACCCCTCAACTTAAGTTTCTTCGTACACAAGTTTTGCACACAGCAAGGCGGAATTTGCAAACAAACAACCACTCTTACACCTCTGATTAGGTGTGACTTAGGTCGTCGGTGAGCCTACGATAATCGGCAAATCCGTGAGATTCGGATGGGGGGGGGTGCTTAACTGCATCCTTCTATTTTTTTGCATACCTTTGTGCATGGCATCCGCAGAAACCGTAATCCTCGACCTATACCGCACGGGTGAAATCCGCAAAGCCTGCCTCACCATNACGGGAGGCGACCCGCTTTGGCGTGACTTGGAACAGGAGTGCGTGTTAATCCTATTGGAAAAAGACCCCGCCAAGATTCTGCAAATCCACGAGCAGGGTTACTTCAAGTTCTATGTGGTTCGCTTGCTGCTGAACCTGTACCGAGGCAAGAACAATCAGTTCGCTCAAAAGTACCGTCACCACGACCTGCTCGAAGAATTGGACCCCGATTCGCCTATCCCCCAGTCGGAATATGATTCCCTCATGGACGACCTTTGGGCTATCGCCGAGGCGGAGATGGACACTTGGGCCAAGGACGGGGCGTTTCCATACGACAAAGAACTGCTCCGCCTGCACCTTCGCACGGGGAACATGAAGAAACTTTCCCGAGACACGGGCATTCCGTACCGCTCAATAATCTATTCAATCGACCAAGCCAAGGCCAAAATCAAGGCTGCAATCCAAAACCATGGACACGCTGATATTTCCCCTGCTGATTAGTTCGCTGACCGCCCTTGCCATTGCAGAGTACCATGTCCTCCCGCAGGCTTGGTACAAGACCTGGTTCGCAAGGCACAAGCCGTTCAGTTGCGTCACCTGCCTGACCTTTTGGGTAGCGGTTGCCCTGACCCTGCCCACCTGCGGATGGGTCCTCGCTCCCGTGTACGGCCTTGCATCGGCAGGGCTTACCGTTGTCATCCTTCAAATAACAAACCGATGACCCAAGACGAGTTTGTCCTTGCCCAAAAGCACCGCCACTATTGGGAGCAGTACCAAGCGGCCCTGTTCATGCGCCTATCCCCGGAAGCGGTCCACGACCTGCAGACAATCTTGGTAGCCCACGGCAGACCCAACACGAATTGGTGGTGTGCCGACTGCGTAAAATCGGCGCTCTCCTACATTTACCAAGAGGCGGACCAATTCGCCCAAGACAACCAGCATACCGTTACCCATGCCCTCACCAACCAAAGCCCCCAACAAT